GGCTAAGGGAACTACTCCAGTTCTTGCCAAGTTGGTAGTCGCTACGACCAATACTTTGCATCTTAACACCACGACATATTTTGCTTGCCCATTGGCAGTAAATCGTCGTTTACCGTATGTGGTCAATCTTAAGCCAAAACAAGAATTTTTGCATTCTAACCAGCTTTTTATTGATCCATCTAAGTTGAAATGCGACGAAGGAGATTTTCCAGATTTTTGGGAGATTGAGGTCATGGAGATCCATCCTGTAATTGGAACCGACAAGGTCGAACGTGCAGAATTTAAAACTATTGCAGTTTTTTCTGATATTAACGACTTTGTTAAACACTTTCTTACAGCAGCACAAGTGCATGAGGGAAACCAAACGCGCGCTGTTGAAAAGAATGCTGATATGGTCAAGATTGATATTTGCAAGGATTGCCTAATTCCATTGGGCAGATGTCCATGTATGCAAGTGCAATCGCTTAGTCTGACTCCAATGGAAGATTATACCGTATGGGTTCTGATGTACATATTCAGTGTCAAGTGGTTTGTATCTTATGTTGTCTACTATCTTTCGAGGTTTAGACTGACAAGATATCCTGTTTATGCAGCTATTAACCACTTGCCCCCACGTGAAAGCATTGCTCTTTACGCGCGCTTGAATGAGTGGCGTGAAGATGTGCGCATCCGGCGATTAGTGGCTGGTCTAACCATGATTACTGTTGCCTTGGCTTCTTATCAGGGCTACAAATCTGTCCAGAAATGGAAAGCTACGACACAGGATTCTGAGGATAAAGCTGTCCAGAAACGGAAAGTTACGCCACAGAAGTCTGAGGATGAAGTTGTGCCAGAGTATATCTCTGAAACTACTGAAACAGCCGAGTTTGGTTTCACAACCACAATCACTACGACAGAAGACACGCGCATAACTTATGCTTTGCAAGCCGACAAACTATTGGAAACTCAGATTGAAAAAGAAGAGAAACAGAATGTCTGGTATGTCGCTAATCCGACTATATCGACTTTTGAAATTCCAGTAGCTTCTCGCAGTTTAGCCACAGCAAGCAATAGTGAAATTCGAGATATTCTCGATAAGAATTGCGTTGCGGTTAATGTTCGAGCTAATGGTCGTTCAATGACTCTGCGTGGAATCTTTGTTACTGCACAAAAATTGTTGCTACCTGCTCATGCGTTCGCGCACGTTACAGCACAATGTGTAATTAATGTCATTGATTCTGATGTCACTAAGACACACAACACCAATTACGAATTCACACTCAACAAACAAGATTTGGTTGTAATGCGTGATATGGATCTCTGTATGATCGAAGTGTCAGGTGTACCACCAAAGAAGAGTGTCTTAAAATACTTTCTAGAGGAGGAAATCTGCCCGTCAAAAGGCTTCGAACTTATGCGTCAAACGGATGGCACTTTGGATTTAATTCCATTTTACAATCTGCAGAAGGAGCTTAATGTTCCTGTTGCTGAGATAAATAGTGTTGTCGATGTATATATTGGTACTAGTGCGCAGGAAACTGCACCTGGAATGTGTGGGTCGCTTTGTGTTGGAACCACACCGAGAGGTCCGGTCATCATGGGCTTGCATCTTTTAGGCCTTGGCAATAAAGTTGGTTTCTTATGCGTCAAATTAGCGCATGTTGAAGCTCTGATGAAACATCCAAATTTCCGAAGTTTGAATGTCCAAGGTGGTGGATCTCCTATGCTTAGTTGTTCTAAACGAAAGTATACAATCCAGCCCTTGCACCA